TGGCATCAACGATGACCAAGGCAAAGAGATCCCTTTCAGCCAGAAAGGATTGGACGAATTGCTTGAAGTGCCATTCCTTGCCATTGCCGTGTTGAAGGCATACATGGACAGCATCAAGGGGGCCAAGAGAAAAAACTGATCGAGGCCGCTGAGCATTGGGCAAGTGGTGGCGTCATAGACAAAACCGCCGACGATGCCGCGGCCTTTGGCATTGCACTGCCTGAGTTGCCAAAAACACCAGATGAGGACTTCGGAATCTGGCCGGAAAACTGGCCAGCCGTTGAGATGTTCCTTCGTGCCCAGACGCAATGGCGCACGACCATGAGTGGGGTGATCGGCTTGGACTATGCAGCGGTCCGATGGTTGTTTAGACTGTATGAAGTGCAGGACCAGCGTGCCCTGCTGGAAGACCTGCAGACCATGGAGGTCGCTGCCATGCAAGCCATCAACAACCAGGGGGGCTGATCATGGCAATGAACATGGATGCCATGCTCCGCATCAAGGCCGACGTCCAGGGGGAAAACAATATCCGTCGTTTGGGCAACTCCATGCAGGGCCTGCAGGGTCAGGCAAAAAACGCTGCTCTGGGATTCAACAACCTCAAGGGTGCAGTGGCGGGCTTTGGCGCGGCCATTGCCGGCAGCGCACTGGTGGCGGGCCTGGGCGCGATTGTGAAGAAATCGATTGATGCAGGCGATGAGCTGTTCAACTTGCAGGCAAAAACCGGCGTTGCCGCAAATACGCTGATCGGCATTGGAAACGCGGCCAAGCTGGCCGACGTGGATATGGGCACCTTGGGCAAGGGCCTCAACAAGCTCAACCTGAATCTGGTTAAGGCAGCAGAAGGCAATGATGACATGGCCCGGCGCTTAAAACAGTTGGGCGTTACCGCAAAAGATTCCAATGGTCAACTAATTCCAACCGACAAGGCGCTCAAGCAGATCGCGGACAAGTTTGCCGACATGCCAGATGGCGCAAAGAAGGCAGAGATGGCGGTGGCTTTGTTTGGCAAAGCTGGCGCTGAGTTGATTCCGCTGTTGAACGAAGGCGCAGCGAGCATGGAGAAGTTCACGTTCAAGATCTCCGATGACTTTGCTGCTAGGTCTGACCTGTTCAATGACACGCTTACAGAGTTTGGCATTAAAACTCAAGGCTTTGGAATGGAACTGACCGATGCGCTGCTGCCTGCCTTGCAGTCGATCATCGAAGTGTTTGGCGAATTGTTTGACAGCAAAACCGATTGGACTGATTTATTTAATATTATCAAGTTCGGCATTCGTAGCGTTGCCGCTGTATTGCTTGGCATGGTCAAGCTGGTTGATGAAGCTGTCCGCTTGATCGGTTCATTTGCCAAGCGAGCTGCCTTGGCTTTTAAGGGTGATTTCGCTGGTGCCCAGGCTGAGGCCGATCGTTTTGGCGCTGATTTTATGAAGCGCTTTCAGGCCAATATGGCTCAGTTCCAGCGACTGTTCACGGATTCGCCATCTCCTGGCACTGGACGACGCAGAGGCCGAGACACTCTGGATATGACTGGCGAGAATGCCAGGAGAGCAGCAGAATCTAAGCGTGCCGCGAATGAAGCAGAGAGACTGCAGCAGAAGCGCAACACTTTGACTCAACAACTGATTGATCTTCAGGAAAGCCTTCGCCGTAAGGTTGAGGATTCAAATGCTGCTTTCGCCAATATTGGCGGCACGCCAGTGGAGAAGTTGCTGGCTGACCGAGCCGAAGCTATTCGCGAAAACAAACGGACAGTTGATGATCTGACAAAGCAGGTTGTCAAGCTGTTCCGTGACATCACAGCAGCGGGTGGTCAGATGAATGTCAAACCTTTCGAGGCATTGATCAATCAACTTTCTGAAGCGAATACTAATCTGGCACAGCAGGAGTTCACTCAGGGATTGATAGATCTATTGCCATCTCTTCAGGAATATGACGCCAAGATTGCTGAAGTAAAGCGCGGCAAAACCGAACTAACGGAACTGGAGAAGCTTAACGCCGAGGTCAACCTGCTGCAGCTGGACATCCTTGCCACAACTAACCCGGCGCTGGCAGAACACGTTCGCCTCTTACGGGAACGTGCCGGAGCACTTGATGATGCAAACAAAAAGCAGAAAGAGCAGGAGGATAGCTTTGGCGCCAACTTCAACGAAAAGATCAAGGACTATTACGAATCAATCAGTAACTTTGGCGCACAGGTCGGCGATGCTGTAGTGAATACTTTCCAAGGTTTAGAGGATCAGCTCACCAACTTTGTCACCACTGGTAAGGCAAACTTTGCTGATCTGGCCAACAGCATCATTGCCGACATTGCCCGGATCGCGATCCGACAGGCCATCATTGCGCCGCTGGTCAAAGGTGTTGGCAGCATCTTCGGTATGACCTTTGCCAACGGTGGTGTCTTTGCTCAGAACGGGATCCAGAAGTTTGCCCGCGGTGGCATCGTTGATAAGCCCACCATGTTCCCGTTTGCCAAGGGCACAGGCCTGATGGGCGAGGCTGGGCCAGAGGCGATCATGCCCCTGCGCCGTGGCCGTGATGGCCGTCTCGGCGTTGAAGCCGCCGGCGGTGGTGGTGGCGTCAATGTCACCGTCAATGTGGACGCAACAGGCACGAGAGCCCAAGGCGACGAGGGCCGCGCTGGGCAGTTTGCCCGCGCGATCAGCGAAGCCGTCAAGAATGAGATCGTCACCCAGAAGCGCCCCGGAGGATTGCTTGCATAATGGCCACCTTCACCTATACGCCCAGCTTTGAGGCAACCGAGATCAGCAAGCCGCGTGTCGTCACCTTCCAGGCAGGCGATGGCTATCAGCAGCGCGTCGGGTTTGGCCTGCATCGCGACGGCAAGGAATGGCAGCTGCAGTTCCTGAACCGCACCGACACCGAACGGGACAACATCCTGGCCTTCCTCGAGGCGCGTGCTGCGGTTGAGTCGTTTGACTGGACGCCACCACGCGGCAGCGCCAGCAAATACATCTGCAAGGAGTGGCAGGCCACGCTACGGTCTTGCAACTTCAACAACATCAGCGCCACCTTCGTCGAAGTCTTCGAGCCGTAAACCATGGCGATCCCAGTCTCAGAGCTTCAGAAGATCGCACCTAGCTCGGTGATCGAGCTGTTTGAGTTGCAGCTGGTTGCTGCATTACATGGCAGTAGCACGGTCTACCGCTTCCATGCGGGCAGCAACATGGACGCCAACGGTCAACTGGTATGGAACAGCAACTCATACCAGCGGCTGCCGCTTGAGATGGATGGGTTTGAGTACAGCGGCAATGGTCAGTTGCCACGGCCGAAGATCAAGGTCAGCAACGTGCTCGGCACGATGAGCACCATCCTGGCAACAGTCAACGCGGTGACGCCGAACAATGACCTGGCCGGCGCCAAGCTGACCCGGATCCGCACGATGGCCCGCTACATCGATGGCGCCAATTTCACCGGTGGCACCAATCCCTACGGCACCCCAGACCCGACTGCGGAGTTCCCGCGTGAGATCTATTACCTGAGCCGCAAGTCAGCTGAGAACCGGCAGTTGGTCGAGTGGGAATGTGCCGCAGCGTTTGACTTGGCTGGTGTGCGCGCACCAAAGCGACAGTGCATCAGCAGCATTTGCCAATGGGTCTATCGCTCAACTGAATGCGGCTACACAGGCAGCAACTACTGGAACGCCAGCGATCAACCCGTCGGCACGTTGGCGCTGGATGTTTGCGGCAAGCGGCTCGACAGCTGCAAACTACGGTTTGGATCGACCGGCTCGCTGCCGTTCGGGTCCTTCCCTGGCATCGGAGCATTTACCTCATGAGCTGGCGCGACTCGGCAATGGATCACGCCAAAGGCGAGGACCCGCGCGAGGCGTGTGGGTTGGTTGTGGTGGTGAAAGGCCGGCGTCGCTATTGGCCATGCCAGAACCTGGCAACCGATGGCGATCAGTTCATCATGGATCCGACCGACTTCGCCGCGGCCGAAGATGCCGGTGAGATTGAGGCGATCTTTCACAGCCATCCGATCACACCAGCAGAACCCAGCCAGGCGGATCTGCTCAGCATCGAGATCAGCGGTTTGCCATGGTACATCTGCAACCCGAAGACTGAAGCGTGGTCAGAGACCGCGCCAAGCGGCTACAAGGCGCCGCTGATTGGTCGCGAGTGGGTCTGGGCAGTTGCCGACTGTTGGACGCTGGTCCGCGACTGGTACGGCGAGCATGGCATTGACCTGCCGGATTGGCCGCGACCGATTACACCAGCGGAGTTTGAGGCGGCGCCTCAGTTCGATCAGTTCTGGCGTGATGCAGGGTTCAGCGAGCTGCTGCCTGACGAAGACCTGCAGTTTGGGGATGCCTTGCTCATGAGCATCGAAGGCCAAGGGCTGAATCATGTTGGCGTCTACATCGGCGACCAACTGGTGCTGCATCATTTGCGTGGTCGGCTGAGCAGTCGTGATCTGTACGGCGGCTGGTTGCAGAAATGCACAGGCCGGCGTCTGCGGCATCAAGCCGCAGATACACTGATAACAGGCTGACGCTGGCCATGCTGCGCGAGATCCGACTTTATGGACAGCTTGCCAAGTTCGTAGGGAAGCGTCGTTTCCTGGCGGCTGTAGATACCGCAGGAGAAGCCGTCAGATTTTTGATCGCCAACTTCCCTGGAATCGAAGCACACATCAGCGAACCTGGCCGGTATTACCGGGTAAAGGTGGGTGATCACGCCATTGATGGCGAGGACTTGCATGGTCCAGTTGGCGGCAATGCGATCAGCATTGTTCCGGTGATCGGTGGCGCTGGTGCTGTTGGCAAAATCCTTGCTGGAGTTGCGCTGGTTGCGCTGGCGATCTTTGTCCCAGGGTTGGGGTTGGGGCTTGCTGGTTCGATTGTCACCGGGGTGGGTTTGCTTGGGGGCTCGCTGATCCTTGGGGGTGTGAGCCAACTATTGACGCCAACGTCAACGATTGCGGAATCAAGTACGAACAGCGGCACAATGGAAACTGAGCTTGATCCGCAGAAGTCCTATAGCTTCAGCGGCATACAAAACACCAGCCGCCAAGGTGTGCCCGTGCCGATCGTTTATGGCGAGACCATCATCGGCTCGGTCGTGATCTCGGCCGGGATCGACACTGTGCAGGTAGACGCATGAGCGACCTGATCCGTGGTTCTGGTGGTGGTGGAGGCAAGCAGCAAACAGTTGTTCAGCAGGTAGCAGCGCCAGCCCGGACACCAGTCCGTGATGCCGACAGTCTGGCGTCAAAGCAGTTCGGCACCTTCGTTGATCTGCTCAGCGAAGGCGAGATCGAAGGCTTCCCATCAGCTCGGGACTACACCCGAGGCGATGCCAACTACAACCGCGCCCTGCTGAAGGACATCTTTCTCAATGGCACGCAGATCCTGCGGCAAGGCGCAGACGCAACCGGCCCCCAGGCGGCTGATTACAACTTCCAAAACATCACAGTCGATGCGCGCTATGGCACGCAAGCGCAGACCTACATCCCTGGCTTCTCAGATGTCGAGGATGAGATCAGCGTCAACACGATCGTTCAGCAGGCATCGCCGCTGACTCGCACCGTTACAGACAGCAATGTCAATGCCGTTCGGGTGACCGTTACCCTGCCACGGCTTGAACGGTTCACAGACGAAGGCGACATCTACGGCACCAGCGTCAACCTGCAGATCAAAGTCCAATACAACGGCGGCGGCTACACCACCGTGATCGATGACACGATCATTGGCCGCACAGCTGACCAATATCAGCGCGACTATAAGGTCGCGATCAGCGGCGCCTTCCCGGTTGATGTGCGCGTGGTGCGCGTCACGGCTGATAGCACCAGTAGCCAGCTGCAAAATGAATTGTATTGGTCGAGTTACACCGAGATTATTGAGCAGAAATTGCGTTACCCCAACAGCGCAATCATGGCGCTGCGCTTTGATGCGGAACAATTCAGCAGCATTCCGAACCGCACCTTCCGGGTCCGCGGGGTCAAAGTACAGATCCCGAACAACGGCACGGTCAACGCCACCACAGGCGCCATCAGTTACGCCGGCGTGTGGAATGGCACTTTTGCAGCAGCGACCTGGACGAGTGACCCGGCCTGGATTCTGTATGACCTGCTCACATCCACGCGCTACGGCTTCGGCGATCACATCACCGCCAGCCAACTGGATAAGTTCGCTTTCTATTCCGCGTCGCAGTATTGCGGCACGCTGGTCAGCGATGGCTTCGGTGGCACCGAGCCACGCTTTAGCTGCAATGCACTGATCCAAAACCAGGAAGAGGCATACAAGCTGATCAATGATTTGTGCAGCGTCATGCGCACAATGCCGTACTGGTCCACTGGTGCGCTGACGATTAGCCAAGACAAGCCCACCGATGCCAGCTATCTGTTCACGCTGGCCAACGTCAGCGAGGACGGATTCAAATACACCGGCTCTGATCTCAAGACGCGGCACACGGTTGCGGTGGTCAGCTACCTGGACATGACCACCCAGGAGTTGGCTTATGAGGTAGTTGAGGACACGGCCGCGATTGCGAAGTACGGCGTTGTCACCACCAACCTCAAAGCATTTGCCTGCACCAGT